CCTCTATCGCACAATAGAAGTCTGTTGATGTGGTGTTCAGCTTGCCGTTCACAATGCAAGCTTTGGCATACACCTCCTCATCCGAATCAAAAACACGGGCTACATAGAACAAGTCGTCATGGGTGAACATACGCTCTAATTCTAATTGGGTTGAAATTGGCATCGGGGGGAACCCTACAGCTCCCCCCGCGATGAGCGCTCTCATCTCCTCTTTGACAATGATCTCGTCAGGAACATTGGTTTTTATGTGACTACCTTTCCATGTGTCCACATATCTCAAATAACCTTTGAACTCCTTGACATGTCTGGTCACGCGCAATATACGCGATATCAGGGCAGAAATAACCGGGTGTCCTGGAGAATTGTGATAACAACTCAAGGCCGCCATTCTTAAGAGAAACAATTGTTTCCCTCGTGTTAAATGAGCTGCCTTCTTTATCCATAACATCTGGCTAATCGTCCTGCCAATCATCAAATACTTATTCCCTCCAGCCCAACGGGCCTTCAGAAAATCCACATCCCCGGGTCTAGTGCCATACAACTCGGAGCTGAAAGAAAATCCCAACTCCTTAACTGATGCACTACTCATAGACCCTAAGGGTGCCAATCCGTCATCTCCTTCCACTAGCGCTGTGAAAGGTCTACCACTCTTCTTACACTCATAATAGACTAAAGTAAGCATAACAATCCCATTAAAAGCAGATGTCCAAAAATCACCGGAATCTCTTGTGCAACAAGCAAAAACACCCCACTTCGTTCTAAGGACTCTATATCCCATTACGTAGCGTCTGTAATCGTCGTACAGATCTGGCGCTCCTGCTCGTTCACATAATTTCTTCATGCAATAATCTTCCACTTCTCTGATCTTGTCAAACACGCTAGACTCGAAAGCACTGGCATCAGTCACCATGCAACCATTTCTACTATGATTCATGATGACCTGCACTTTTTCTTCCTCAGTCATGTTCTTTATCTGAAAGTCTTTCATCTTAGTCCCATAAAGCTGATGTAGGATCTCAATACACGGGGCTAACTCGATTAACATTCTACCACTCATGGTCATAATGCCTCTCGGTCGCCCTTTCACTGACCCATCATCCAACACTTTTATGTTTGACTCAAACTTCACAAAGAACCCGTGCTCTTCAAACTTCTTAAGCTGCTTGGGTTTCATCCTACCGGACTCAAACAGCTTGTAATCTTTGACCCTAGCTTCGATCCAATATGTCGGTCTCTTGCCTGTGTAAGCCTTAATGAATGCTGCTATGTTTCTTTCAGTTTTGTTCCCAGAGTTGGGAATCACGTCTAGAACTGAATTATCAAGCAAATCATCTATTAACTCTTTACCAAGCTTCTGGTACTCGGACACCGCCTCCGGGACGTGGTCATTGCTCTTAGACATAGCCCTAGTCATAAAAGCGGCCAAACACCCTTCGGAATCAGACAAACAATAGGCACCGGCTGTGACAGGTTCCATCCCAGCTCTGTAAAGAGTACCAATAGGAGCGACAGCGACAGGCTTGAGCATGCCTGGCTCAAGTCTGTAACTACCTCTCACGTGATTGGTTCTCTGCCCGTAAAAGCGATCCGACAAGGTGTCACGTTTAAAAGCAGCACCACCATGAAGGTCACCATTCGCCTGATTATCCACTACATTCGCTCTGTTAGGAACGACTGCTTCTCTACCAGCAACATTATGTTGCACCAACCCGGCCACGACGACAGGTGATCTTTCCGTATTAGCGACCAAATACGCTGCATACTGTTTGAGAATACGCAGCGTGCCCGAAGTTACTTCCGGGTTGTCACCAATCTTATTGACCTGCCTTATCGTTGAATAACTCATCAAATCCTTGCTTGGATTGATGAATTGACTCGATATAGCCATATCATT